TCAGATTCCAGCGAGAGGGTGCGCCTGATAACGTCCTGCTCATCTTCCGGGTAAAGTGCGATAAACGCCTCTTTACGCTCATTGAACAGCGTTTCAAAGTCCAGCGGCTCCACCACCACCGGAGGCGGTAATTGTGAAAGATCGATTGTTCCGCTCATGCCTGCACCTGCCTGCCGATCGTTACGTCCGTGGTAAAGGGTGATTGGGTATCGGTACGGCTGGCCTTGATGGTGGCAATCATCTGCCCCGCCCCGGTTTCCGTCAGTACAATATTGGTCAGTGAGATACGCGGCTCCCAAAGGAAAAGCGCGCTGTATATCGCGGACATAATGCGAAGGCGCGTTACGGCATTGCCTGGCTGGTCAATCAGGTTATTGAGCTGCGAGCCGTAGGCACGGCGCATAACGCGAGAGCCAACCGGCGTTAACAAAATGTCATTGATGGACTGAGAAATATGCTCGTTATCGGTGAGCGTTTCGCCGGTTTCGGCGTTCATCCCGCGATATCTTGCACTGGTCATTGTGGGCCGTCCGTCTGGCTTCCGCCACGTTCTACGCCGCCATGTTTGTGGGTATGCACCACAACGCCATTTGATGTAAAGCTGCCGCCGCTATGCTCAACATTGCCGGTCATCTTGCCGCCCTGTTTCATCTCAAACGTGGAGCATGAGAGCTTTTTAGTGCAGATCACTTCTGGCGTATCAAGGGTGATTGAGGTTGTTGCGGTACAGGTCATTTTGGGGGCAGTCGCGGCGATAGAGTCAGACGCCTCTACGGTTGCGCTCTTAATACCAGTAGCAGCCAGTGCGCCGGTTTCCGGGTCATACAGAACCTTTGCCCCGTCAGGGTACAAAGTGACATTTGACGTTTCACCGTTATCCGGTGGCTTCACGCTATCGCTGTACAAGCTGCCCATGATGACGGCATTTTCCAGATCGCCGCATGGGGCAAAAAGTAACACCTGTTCGCCTGGCGTAGGTGCCCACCATGTAACAGCCGTTCCGGCGCGCAAAGCCGCCCAGCGAATCCAGTCCGTTGTATTCTCTCCCGTTGAGACTCGCGCAACTGGCGGCTCAGCAGCAAGATCAACATCCGTCACCGTACCAATACGGACAAGGTTACAGATCAGGCGATAGAGTTCATTCAGGTTCATAAGCTGGCTTGCGTTATCAAATTTACAGCCAGTTTCATGATCCACGCGCGCGCAAGCAACGCGCTGGCGTTGTCAGGGGTTGGTAACAATGGAGGGTGGTACCGGCAGACACTGCCAGTTATGACAGTGGCGGGAAAAAGCATCGAGCACTGTCACTTTTAACAGTACTGCAGAAATGGGTCAGGGTTGCAGAAAACTGACGATAGTATCCGCCAGCCAGTCAAGATCGCTTTCCGTAAAGCCCAGCAATTCACGCGCCGGGTAACGGGTACGGGCACCCGGTGCCACGGTATCAACCTCACCATACTGGTGAACACTGGCGATCTCGGCGGTATGCCCGGAGTAACCCACCACGGCGGCGCTGGCGGTACCGTATGCCTTGAGAAAGCGAGCGGTGCGCAGGCGGCGGAACATCTTTTCTTTGCGGGTGGTGGTGCGCTTGGTCTGGTTAAGATGGATCTCAATATAGCGCTGAATATCGCGCTTATAGAACGTGCGCAACGCCCCTTTATCAACATCATAACCGGTGATAGCGCGCTGCTCGCCGCGCCCGGTGGTGCGCCAGTTGCTCAGCTCACGCGTTTCATCTTTCCACAGGAATTTAACCCCGCCCTGAGTACGCAAAATCTTACGGCGGCGCGGCGTATAGCTTTCTCCGCTGGGGTTTTTCTGGCTGTTGATGCGCTGCTGCTGGCGCTTGCGCAGGCCAATAGCCACCTCGCGCGTGAGCTTACGGCGCTGGCCCGGTGCGAGCTGCGCCGCCACGGTTGCCAGATAATCATCAAGGGCATGGAACAGCGGATCAGCGTTCATTTAGTCCGTCCACGTCTCGCCGCTTACCGTATCTTCAA